TTTCCGTTGATGCTCAACCACAGCATTGGAGATTACGTTGGTCAACCGTTCCACTTGGAACCTTGGCAAGCGTGGATCACAGGTTGCATGTTCGGTTGGAAACGAGACTGCGACGGTGCAAGGCGGTTTCGCCAAGCGTATGTATCAGTGGGAAGAAAAAACGGAAAAAGCACCTGGGCCGCAGGAATCGCAATCCGATTTGCTGCACTCGACATCAACCCATCTACGCAAGGAATTGAGTCGGTAGCGGAAGTCATCTTGAGTGCGACGAAGCGTGAGCAGGCACAGGTGATCTACAAGGAAATCGAGCGGATGAGACATCGCTCGCCGCACATCGAGCAAGTGTCAAAAACAATCAACAAGCAAATTACTTTCACGCATAACTCTGGATCAATCAGGACAGTCGGAAGCGATAAAAGCTACGACGGTTTAAACCCTTCGCTCTGCGTCATGGACGAACTTCATGCGTGGTCGCCAAACCGACATCAGAAATTCTATGACACAATGGTGACAGGATCGGGATCGAGACTCCAACCAATGAAGTTGGTGGTGAGTACGGCTGGGGATGACAAGAGCTTGATATGGATTGAAGAGTACAAGCATGCAAAGAGCGTGGCAGCGGGTGATGTGCGAGACGACTCGCTATTTGCGGTTCATTACGAAATTGATGAAGAGGATGATCCGCTGGACGAATCTTGCTGGATTAAAGCAAACCCGAATTTGCATGTTTCACTGAAACTAGACTATCTCCGCCAGCAAGCAATTCCAGCAAAAACAAGCAAGATCGCATTAAATCGATTTACTCGTTATCACGGCAATCGATTAGTGTCATCGGTTGAAAGTGCATTTGACATCGACAAATGGGACAAATGTGCTGGAGAGTTATCAGATTGGAAATTTGCAGAAGCAACAGGTGGAGGTTGTGACCTCGGAGGTAGAAATGACTTGGCAGCTTGGGCTGTTGTAGCGCGGTTTCCTGTCGAGGGAACGGAGAACGATGAAACCCCAACTTATCGTTACGAGATACGCACCCAATCATACATTTCCGAAGAAACCTCAAGAGACTTATCTCGGCAACCATTCTGCGAATGGATTCATACGGATTTGCTTAAAAAATCATCATATCCAGTTAGCGACCTATCCGAAGACTTTATTGCTGCGTGCCGAGAATACTGGGTTCGAGACATTGCGTTTGACCCAGCACAGGCACAACAGTTGAGCGAGTGCCTGCGTCGTGCAGGCGTTCCAAATGCAGCGTTTCCGCAAACGACATCTTATTATCACGAACCTCTAAGCGAATTTCGGCAGGCGATAGAAGAAGGTCGCGTGACGCATGACGGAAACCGATTGCTGCGTTGGTGCATTGGGAACGCAATGGCAGTGCAAGATCGACAAGATCATTGGATGCTGACAAAACGCGACTCAAGCGACAAAATTGACCCAGTGGTGGCGGTTATTATGGCGTTATGGCGAGCCATGGTTGCACCGGGACGGTACGCTGGCAAGAACTTGTATTTCTAGGATTATGCGATGCGTAAGTTGCTAAAAAATGTGACCAGCAACCTTTCCTCTCCACAGCAGTGGCTTGTGGAATGGTTTAGAGGTGGACCTGAGTCTGAGTCTGGTGTTCAGGTAGACATCAACACTGCACTTGGATTGCCTCCTATTTGGTACGCAGTCAGCAAAATTTCTGGGCATGTTGCACAATTGCCGCTTAACGTTCGCCGTCGCTTAGAACGTGGCAGTGAAGTTGCAGAATCTCACTTTGCACAGCAACTGCTAAACTTGCGTCCCAACGAATATCAAACGCCAGTGGTATTCAAAGAACAGATGATGGTTCACGCATTACTTTGCGGAAACGGTCGAGCAGCAATTGTGCGGCGCGGTGGCGTTGCTGTTGAATTGATACCGTTGCTGCCAAGCTGTACTTATACATGCTTGGTCGATGGCAAAAAATGGCACATCGTGTATTGCCACGATGATGATCGAACTATGCAAGTTCATATAAGTGCGGGTGCAAGTCGAGAGGGAAGTTATTATCGAATTCCTGATGAGGATGTTTTGCACATACCTGGACTTGGGTACGACGGTATTGCAGGTCGCTCATTGATTTCCGTAGCACGCGATGCAATTGGACTTGGAGTTGCGGGTCAGCGTGCCGCAAGCCGCATCTTTAAAAACGGAGGTCGTCCTGGTGTCATTCTTGAGGCAACGCCAGGAACCTTTCGAGGTGATCAGGATCGCCAAGAATTCATGGAAGAATTTAACGAGTATCACGAAGGGCTCGACAACATGGGTCGTGCTGCACTGATGCGTGAGGGAATGAAAGCGACAACGCTAAACTTATCGGCACAAGACGCAGAGTTCATTGCACAGCGTCAATTCCAGCGTCAAGATGTTGCATTGATGTTTTTGCTTGAATCGATTTTGGGTGACGATGCCTCGGTTAGCTACAACAGTCAATACGAAAAAAACCTTGCGTATTTGAGCAACTGTTTAAACAAGTGGCTAAGAAAATGGGAGCAAGAAGCACAATGGAAATTATTGGGCCAGCGCGCACAGCGAACAATGTTTTGCAGGTTTGATACAGCAGAGTTATTGCGTAGCGATTATAAGACAACCATTGAGTCGTCAGCATTGGCGATTAACTCAAGAATCATTTCGCCAAACGAAGCAAGAGAGCGAATTGGCTTGAACCCCTACGAAGATGGAGATGAGTTCTTTAATCCTGCCATCACGCCTGGCGGTCCTAGCGGCAACAACGCAACGGAAAATGATGCAGACGATGCAGAAGAGCCACTTGCAATTGAAAACAGTAACAAGCTCGCTGTGACAGCAAGAATGAAGCATTTGTTGGGTGTAACAGCTAATCACGCAAAAGACGCAGCTGGCCGAAACAAAAACTTCATGAATTGGCTAGATGATTACTACGGCGAAGACGGCAAGTGGAACAAGACATTTGCTAGGGCAGTCGAGGAATTTGGTGGATCTCCAGACGTTGCATCGCGTTGCGTTTGCAATTTGCGAGAAAACTTGCTGGAGGTCGCTGGCACTGTTAACCAAGAAGGACTTTTGGCAGCGGTTGCCGAGGTCGTCAAAGAATGGCCGAAGCTCGCGGATAAACTCGCGGACGAAGTATTACTGGAGCAATGCGATGCTTAAATCAAATTACGAAACAGGCAAAATAGACATGTACGGCGAAATTGGCTCGTACATTGAGGAAGGTATTTCAGACCGTGACATTATTGACATTTTGGGTCAAATGGACGGCAAGGACATTACGATTTCGCTTAAAAGCGAAGGTGGAGATGTTTTTGAAGGATTGAGCATTTACAACCAGTTAGCACATTACCAAGGCAATGTCACGATTGTTGTTGATGCACTTGCTGCAAGCATTGCATCAGTTATTGCCATGGCGGCGGATGACATTGCAATTCATGAAAACTCCATGTTAATGATTCACAACCCGTGGACCGTCGCGATTGGCGATGCCAAAGAGTTTCGCGGAGTGGCAGATTTGCTGGACCGTGTAGCGGCAGATATCGCTGCAATCTACGCAAGACGATCAGGACAAGACGACAAACTATTTTTAGATGTCATGGAAACGGACACATACTATTCCGCACAGGAAGCACTCAATGTTGGGCTCGTGGATCGCATCATTGAACCTGAGAATTACAAGAAAAAGAAAAAAATGTCAGCGGCAGCGGCAAAACCAATAGTTTCTGCTGCGGCGTTCCCTCGGAGAAATCAATGCGAGCGAAGAATTCGCTTGACAAGCAAGCGGTAATTTGCTGAAAATAGAGCTTCAACAACATTTAATTGGCTTTTCCGACTCACTCATTAGCGTTTCGGCTTGCCGGTTTGGTGTTACTGTTTTGTATTAACACAGTACCATCGGACGGAGCAGCGAACGTTATCTTGCTGCTCTTCCGGTAATGACGGAGAGCAATAATGCTTAAAAATTCTCAAGAAATTCGAGATGAAATCTCGGAGCAGCGTATTAAGGCACAAGCAATTGTGGACGTTGCAAAAGCCGAAGAGCGGGATCTATCCGAAGACGAGCAGTCGTCCTTTGATCAACTCGTCGATTTGGCAGATGCACTTGAATCCAATGATCTTGTGCGTGCAGAAAAGCGTGAAGATCTCGAAGCAAAAGCCAAGCAAGCAATGAAATTGCAGGCAAAGGTTGATGCTGGCGATATTCAACTCGGATCGGAGTCTGGCGAAGTGCAAAACAACTTTAGCGTCCCTGTCCGAGCGAAATCATCTCGCAAGCTGCAGGCATACGATAATGAGCGTGACGCTTATGTCGCTGGTAATGTGATCCTGGCAAACGTATTTGGGAATCACAAAGCCACCCAATTCTGCAATGACTTGGGAATCGGCCTGCGCAACGCACATGTTGAAGCACAAGATCCGAAAGGCGGATTCTTGGTCCCAGAGGAAATGCAGCGGTCTTTGATCCGTTTGCGTGAGGAGCGTGGTGTTTTCCCACAATACGCTCGCAATTATCCGATGGCGAGCGATTCGCTTTTTGTGCCGCGAGACATTAACGACCAGACTGCTTACTGGGTTGGCGAAAATACTGAAATTACTGAATCGGATGCCGATCTCGGTGGTGCAGAATTGATCGCTAAAAAGCTCGCCTGTCTGTCGAAAGTCTCTAGCGAGCTTGATGAAGATAGCGTGGTGGACATTGCGGAAATGGTTACGCGAAGCATGGCCTATGCTATGGCTGATAAGATTGATGAAGCAGGTTTCAATGGAACTGGCACATCAACGTATGGTGGCGTAACTGGTCTTGCTTCTGCTTTAAACGCCAGTGCAATTAACGACGCTGCTTCTGGCAACGTTTCAAGTGCGACTTTGGATTTGGCAGATTTCCAAAATACTGCAGCAATCTTGCCTGAGTATTCTGGAAGCAACAACGTTTGGTTCATGCACAAACAGGTTTACTGGGAGGCCGTTTGCCGCACGCAATTGGCACAAGGTGGATCGACAGGTGCAGAAGCGTCAAATGGATTGGGACAACCAATGCTGTTTGGTTATCCAGTCGTCTTTACGCAAGTGATGCCGAATAGTCCAGGTGTTAGCACCATCTGTGCATATTTTGGTGACTTGTCGCTTGCTGCGACTGTTGGAACCCGTCGTGCTGTTCGCACCCAAGTATCGGTAGACCGTTACTTTGAGAACGACATGATTGGCATCAAATGCACTGAGCGTGTTGCCATCAACGTGCATGAGCGTGGCGATTCCATTCGCACTCGACCAATCGTTGCACTGAAGACTGCTGCTAGCTAGTCAACAGGTCAAACACAAACCCGCACCTTTTGGTGCGGGTCATTTCCACAAACCTCTCCCTCTGGGATTTATGAAATGAACGATTTGCAAGTTGCAAAATATGTGCAAGTAATTGCGCCCGCCGCAATTGTTGATGACGCTTCGTTTACAACGAATGAAATTGACACGCTGGATTACGATTACCTCACGGTAATTTTTAATCTCGGTGCTACTGACATTGCGATGGCAGCACTTAAGTTGCAATCTTCCGATGTGTCAGGTTCGGGCTTTGCCGATGTCACAGGTCTAGATTGTGATGGTGACACTGACATCGACGGTAGTGCCGCAGCACTTCCTAGTGCAACGGACGACAACAATTTGGTTGTTTTCCAAGTTGATCTTCGCGGGCAAAAGCGATATTTCGATTTGGTAGCAACCGCTGGTAACGGTGCAGCTGGCAGTTACGGTTCGGCTGTTGCTATTCTTAGCAAAGGTGCTGTTTCTGCAGTCACCTCCACTGCGATGGGTGCAGAAACCGTTCTGCGAGTTTAGCACTATGCTAGTCAGGATGATTCGGACATGGTCGCGTCTTAGGGCGGGCCATGTCCTTTGCGTGTCTGATGCCGAAGGGCGAAAACTAGTCGATGACCTTGGAGTCGCGGAATATGGCGAGAAAAGATTACCTGTTCGCTCCAAAGGTAAACAGAGTAAGCGGTCCAGCAAGCGAACCAGTGACGGTGAGCGAAGCGAAGGATCATTGCGAACTTCTGGAAAGCGACACGGCGCACGACGCAAAGCTAACAAGATACATCGCGGCAGCGAGGCAACGGATTGAAAACGAAACGTCTTATGTCCTAATGGCTCAGACGTATACGCTTTCGTTCGATACGTTTCCAGATTTCGACAAAATTAAAATTCCGAAACGGCCTGTTACCAGCGTTGCAAGCGTTACCTATTACGACAGTGCGAATGTGCAGCAAACGCTTGGGACCGATGTATACGGAGTTGACACAAGCCGCATGCCGTTTGTGTACTTGAAGTACAATCAAACCTGGCCGACCGTTGCAGAGCAGCATGGTGGATGCACTATTCAATTTAATGCAGGGTTTGGAACTGCTGATCAAGTGCCATCTATTTTGAAGCATCTAATATTGGTGCAGGTTGGCTCTTGGTTTTATGACCGTGGCGATATCCCAGATCGGGACTGGAGCATGGCATACGACAGATTGTGGCGAACCGTACAGGACTCTGCGTACCCATGAGAACTCGATATCGTGGTGCAATTGGTCGTCGTCGCCATCGTGCAACTTTTTCACAGCATGATGGTACGCAAGACGATCACGGCAATCCGACGTATACGACTCCTGACGATTGGGATAGTGTTATCACCTCCTGGCCTTGCGAGTTGCTGACCACCACAGGTGGTGAGGTGCTGCGTGGAAAGCAGGTTTCTGCACAAACGACGCATGTCTTGTTCGGTGAGTACCAGGGCTCGTCAGGCATCACGACCGACATGAAGGTGACGATTAACAACGTCGAATATGGGATTGTCGCAGTATACGACATGGACGGCGATAGCAAGGAAACGCGAGTCGAATGCAGGAGAGAGGTTTGATGGCAAGCAAAACCGTCAAATTTACGTTTTCCGATAATTTAATTAAGGATATTGAGGAAACTTTAGAGGCTGCACCACCATTGCTGCGAGAGAAAATTACAAAAAAAGCTTTGAACGAAGCAGCAGAGGTTTTTACTTACAAAGCAAAAAACAACATTAAGCGTTTGAAAGCAGAAGGTCGTGATCGCTGGGGTAAAAAAACCGACATTGACTTGGAAGACGCTATCAGAACTAAGGCAGCAAGAAACACAAAGTACACATTCGGCAAAGTTGTTGACATTCATGCAGACGGCAAAAAGTTTGCGTTAGTTCGCCAATATGCGGTGTCGGTTGAATACGGTCACAAAATGGTTATCTATGGAACTCCTATAGAAGGCCAAAAAGTGCCAGAGCATCCATTTTGGAGGCCAGCAAAAACATCAGCTTCTCGACCAATAAACAATTTGATGAAGCGTGCAGTAAAACGTGCGATGAAAGAAGTGATGTTTGGGAAACGTTAAATGCCAGACATTAGCAAAACAATACGATCCATTACTCTAGCCGATGCAACCGTGTCAGGCTTAGTAGGAACGCGCATGTATAGCGATGCTTTGCCACAGCAGGCAACGCTGCCCGCGATACGGTATTTGATCATAGACACATTGCCAACTGAGTGTTTGGTGCATATCGCTGCAATTGCTAGAGCAAGAATGCAAGTAGATTGTTACGCAAACACAAGAGCCGCATCTGTAGAATTAGCTGATGCCGTTAGGTTGGCGTTAGAAAAAAAACACGAGGGCGACAACTCTGGACAGTTTATCCATGAGATTTCGCTTCAAGATGGAGAGCGGCATGCTGTGGATCGACCGCTCTCAGGAACCGATCAACGATGGTATATCACCATTCTTGAGTTTTACGTTTTTTACACGACGACCACTTCATAAGGAGTTGAGTCATGGCTGGAACTGGAAATGGTGCTACCGTTGCATTGTCTGTCTCGACAATTAGCACATGCATTACGTCGGTAGAGCTACCAAACTTTGCTGTGGAAGATTTAGAAACTTCTTGTTTAGATACTACTAATTTCAAGACGTTTCAGGCAAGCGACCTAACAGACGCCGGCGAAATCACTATCAATTTTTTGTTTAATCAGGACAGCGACACATTGCTTGCTCGAGGTGTTCCAGAGGTCATCACA